TTGTTATACGTTGATGAGCCAAGATAGAATCACCGAAGGCTTCTGCTACAGTAAGACGTTTAGCATTCAAATCTTCTATTACTTGTTGATATCTGTCAGCACTATATAATTTTTTCAGTACAGACTCTGCTAAAGAGTTATCTATAACAGCTTCTCTTGCTACACGTTCTACTAAAACAGGAGGTATTACATTACCTACAGAGCCCTCCTCAGCTCCCCATTCAGTTCTAGTACGTTTCTGAGTAAACCAAGGATCACCGATATCGTCAGAGATACGTGCACCTTGAGTTGGATCTGCTACAGGTCTATTCTTAGCAGCACGGAAATTCTCTTCACCATTCCTGAGTTCAGATAGAGCCTTTTCTATATCCTGATCTTGTATACTATCATTTCTCTTTTTAATTTGATTAAGAACCTTATCAGATCCTCCTTTTAACATATATAACATTCCATCGAATGCGACGCCAATACCCATACCTTCTAGTATGTTCTTGACTTTCATCATTACAGGGTGGTCAGTATCTTTAGTTGTTAATGGTGTATCTACAAATCCATAGCGTTCACGTAAAGCTCCTAATGCGTTATGTCCATCAGACTCCTTAGAGACTAAATCGGACACACCACCTACTAGAGCAGCTTTACCTACTTGAGTAGCAGCCATACCAGTAAGTTGTAAACCAGTTCTAGCTAGGAAGTATTTACCTGCAGGTATAATAGCTGCTGCCATAGTACCGAAGTGAACAGTACCTCTTAGCAGTTTACCCCACCATGTCTTTGTTTCTATTGGATCATCTTCATCTACAAAGGGATCCCATTCTGGTCTATAAAAACCTTTCTCTTTACGTTCTTTAGCTATCTCTCCAGTGAGAGCATCTACAGTACGTTCAGGGAAGGTAGTTATAGAGGAGGCAGTATCTTGGATACCGCCTGATAAAATGGATTGACCTTCTTTTGCAAATGCAGCAACACCCCAATTTTCTTTTTCTCTAGGGTCAGCGAGTTCAGCCGTAGCCTTCTCTTCTTTAGCTGTTTCTTCAACAACTGCTTCTTCCCTAGCCTCGTTTTGTTCCTCTAATCTGTTTAGAAATTGAGATGTAGCATCAGCTGCAGCATCAATGTCATCTGGAGAGTAAAGGGTTTCGGGATCTATTGGCATTTTAATTCACTTGTTCTGGTTGTGACAGCAACAGTTCTATAAGTAGTTTAGCACTTTCTGCTGATAATGTATCTAATTGCATCCATTTAGGTAGGTTCTCTCCTGCTATTGAATTAAATTCTTCTATATCTTCTGGTGGTAAATTTACAAGTCTAGTATAATTATATAGTGTAGAGAATCGTTGGTTACGTTGAGCAGTTGATCTAAGTTTATGTAAGAAGAAGGCATCTTGAGTATCTTCATTCCAAGGTGCATTAAGATTAATACCGTTATCAGCTAGTATTTGCATATAACCCCTTGGAGTTAAATCAAAATTACCAATGTTCTGATAACCATCTTGTATCAAACTTAAGACATCTGAGTGAGTTATTTCATTGATTGGTTTACCTACTACTTCTTCTATATTAACATAAGTTCCATTCTGATCTGCAATAGCTGTATATCCACCATGAGCCTCAGCAACAGGAGAACCTGTTAAATCTATCAATTGCTTGATATTTTCATTTTCTATAGCTACACGATAAGTAGTAGCAGCTCTTGGTCTAAGCAGTAATCTTTGATGACCAACATCCAGAAATTTTTCTTCTGGAATTTCTATCTGACCTTCTTTGATTCTACCTGTTTGTTGTAATCTATTAAGCATCAAGCGTTCTGGATGAAGACCTATTTGTCTTGCAATACTACGATAGTATCCAGGTATATCTACTTGTCTACCTTTACGGCTTAGTTCAAAATATTTACCAGCTTCTTTAAGATGTGGTTCTTCACCTACCCATGGTTGTGGGCTGTTGACAAGATTCCTATCCTTACCAATGGATCTAACCATATTATTAATTTGAGTAGCAGGTTGAACATTGAAATCAGAGTCTTCTCTTGTGTCCCATCGGTAAACACCAGGGGATTGTTCTTTCCATAGACCATCTTTGACGGCATCCATGGCTTCTTTATGTGCTGCCCTATCTGAACCACCACTCTCTATAACACCTCTATATACGGTATCGTATTCTTCAGTAGCTTGTTCATAATTAGACACCCATTTAGGAGTAGGATTCTTATTTAAATCAGTCTCCATAGTCCTAGCTGAAACCTCAGCCTTAATTGCCCTATTTCTACGAGCAACACCATTTGTATCTAAACCATTACCAGTTTTAACTACTTGATGCCACTTCTTACGGAGGTCTGGATCAGTGAATCCACGTATATCATCAGCAGTAATTTGTTGATTCAGTACGTAGTGTCTCCAAGTAAGGTTTTGATCTAACTCTTGATCATCATGCATACCCTCATAGGGTAAATTCTTCATGAGATCAGGTAACTCTTCTGGATTCCTTATACCGAATTCCTTCATGAAATTCAACTGAGCAGTTTGAACTGCTTGGAATGTCATGGGAGCATCTTCTTTATCAAAGCTATCTATTATTTCTTTAGCTCGTGCCTTCATGGCACCATCTCTCATATCCTTATCTTCTGTGGCTTCATCTTTTTCAGCTTTACCAAGTGCCTTTAATAATCTCCTTGAGTCTTTCTTCCAATAATTTCTTGCTGTTACAATATGTGGATTCTCTGGAGTACTATCATGTGCATGGAACTCATGATCTAAGACACTTTCTATCTCATCTCTTTGTAATTCACCTATTTCTATCCCACGTTCTAATGTATCAAACGCTTCTTTTCTAGCTAGTGCATATGAGTTTCCATTGAACCCTTTATAGGTTTGTATATAAGTAGTAAGGTAACTAGGGTCACGTTTAATTTGAACCTTAAGTTCCTTCATCCTATTACTAAGTTGATGTTCAGCTAAAGCTTTACCATCATCTTCAAGGGATTTCTTTACTCTAACTCTATCCTTCTCAATTAATTTATTGATAAAGGTCTGCTTATATAGACCAAGCCTGCCACCAGCTATATCATCATGTTGATGTGCATACCATGCATCCATCATATCACTGATATATCTTCTTTCCTCTGGACCTACAGCTTCTTGATATGTTTTATATATAGGCTGACCTTCTGGGGTATACTGTCCTGGGATATGTATCTTCATCCCTGCTTCAGCTCTTGGCCTATAGGAATGTTCCCAATGAACTAGTAGATCATCTATATCATTAAATATTTCAGCTTCTTTTTCATAAGCACCTTCAGGTCCACGAATTATTTCATTAGCTTCATAAGGAAACTCACCTCTCATTTCAGAGCCTACTTGCATAGCCTCTGCTTTGACTTCTGTTCTGCCTTGTTGAGCTTCTAGTTCTTTCTTTATGTCTTTGTCAAAGTTTCCTTTGTATGGGTATCTAGCCCAAGCATCTCCACCATAAATATTAGTGAACTCATCTTCCTGGTCTCTTAACCTATTAGCATGTCTATAGTAATCAGCCCAGTAGTTACGAAACTTTTGTACATCTTTTGAAGTAGTTTTACCTTGCTTTAAAAGATTTATTAACTCCTTTGGATATTTTTGAGCCTTTTCATTTTCATGATTATAGATTCTTATCAGCTGGTTAGCATGTTCATCATTCCATTTCTGAGTTTGATCTATACCTGCTTCTACAGACTTAACCATATCTGGTTCTTCTTGTCTGTAATTTAAACCCATCTCATTAGTTGGACTCGAAGAAGGAAGGGTATCCAACTTCGACATCAATGCAATATTAGTATCAGACATTAGAAACTAGCTCCAATACTTGCGATTTGTAGAGCCATTTGTAGGTTAGCAAAGTTCTGTCCAGCTCTATCTCTTGGTGGCATCATAACAGGAGCACCATACTCAGGTCTTGTTGCTAATCTTTCTCTATTCTTAGCTACCTGATACATATGGTTTCGTGAGATAGCTTGTTGTGCTATATCCATATTTCTACCGAATGTATTATCAATGGTACTTTCTATCTGTCTTTGTTTATCTAGGATAGCCTTATATTTAGAAGCCATGTAACCTCTAGCTCTAGACTCTCCTGATTTTATATCTTTTTGAGCACCTTTAACTTTAGACTTAGCTCGGTAAATAGCTTCATTAGCTAACCTACCTTTACCTAAAGTCCAGAGAGCTTTAGAATAGGCATCACTTCTTGAGCGACTTAGACCTTTAGTAAGGGCACCTTGGCGTTGTTTAACGCTAGCTTCTCTGTTCCAATACTTGAGGGATGCTGAATGATACTGGGTATCCTTCTTCATCTTCTCAATCTTGGCTTGCATTCTTATTCCCCTATTGGGATCTGGAGCACACACGGCAAAATTCTATAAAGGACAATTGGTTCGGGCCATGTTTAACTTCACGTAGAAATTTAAAGCCTAAGAACCTGAGTAGTTTTAAGTGAACAGCGTTGCGTTTATCAACTATGTTCCATAGTAATGGTTCTGTTCTACTCTCAACAAAACGTTTAGCTTCTCTTGCGAATGTTATTGGATACTCATGGATAGCAGGAGTACATAACATCCATATCTCTCCGTTTGGTCCAACTCCGGCCATTCCGGCAGTCTTGCCGTTAGGCACCTCAAACCACACGCAGGAGGTGTTGTGGACGGCGAAGAAAAGCTCTTCTAATGGATCTACCCCGTGACCTTCTTCGACCTCTCTGCGGTCAGCTGGGAGTAAATCAGAGGCCACCTGTTTGGCAGCCTCTTCTGTTCCTTGGTGGATGTATTTAGACACGACGATAGTGCATGGGTGACCAGTCACCTTCCCAAGACATAGATCTTAAGGTAGCAGGTGCTGGGTGGGAGGATTTTAACGTTACATCTACATTCAAATTCCTTTCATAGATAGGAATGTCTTTAATTTTTTCAGTTAAATATGGAGCATCTGATGCATCATACTCATCTAAATCTGTAGATTCATATATCTCAGTATAAGCGGCTTTACCTACTCTAGTAAGTGTAGTTTCATACAACCCTACCTTACCAAAGTTTAACTTCATTCTATGTACAGTTAATTTAGAATTAGTATCAGAACTAACTGAATCTTCACCTGACTTCTGTAGATAGAATCTAGGGAACTCTACATTATATTCATATAGATAACCTATATTTAATGTAGCACTAGACCAATCACCAGGAACAGTGAAATCATCACCATTAATGACAGTACATTCTGCATATCTACCCTCTCTGGCTGTATTTGAATCTGTATCAACAATAACTAATGTACCATTTGGTGATGTTACTTGATCTATCCAATCAGATTGATTAGTAAATGTAGTTAGATTAGTTGTAGAACTAAAGGAACCACTACCAACTGTAGTATAGTTATCAAGGTGTATTAAATAGTTAGTACTATCTTGATCTATACTTGGATCAGCATCAGCTTGTATTAAATTGACACTCTGTAAGAAGTTATCAGTATCTAATAAGTAGTATACATCTTCTATACAGAAATGGTATTTGATAGGATTATTAAACTTCCATTTAAACCATGAGGATTGTAATCTCTTCTCCCCTTGGTTAAGATACCTGAAACCTACAACAGTATCTGAATCTGTTTTACCAAAAAATACTGTATTATTCTCTTTAGAATTTGTAAATAGATCTATATTTTTAGGCAGTAGTGTAGGTACAATCTTACTGGTGTTAACCACAGCAGGTGGTCCTTCCCTAACAACATTAGCCATCTCCATGAAGCGACTATACTTATTAGAATTATCTATATACCCTGTAGTCTGTCCTAATGATATAGGAGGTATGACTTTATTATAGTTAAACCAAGACACAGCTCTTAGCTTAGCTGTATCAGGATTCATTATAGTATCATCAGCTGATAGTAGGAATTGAGCATTAGTACTAAAGCATAGTAGTCCGGTATTAAGTTCTATAGCATCATACAAATCAGAAGGATAAGTAGAAGCACAAGAGATATCAATAGGATCTATAGCACTAGTAATTAATGCTGAGTCTGACCAAAAGTTAGGCTCTGCAATACTGCCAGGTCTAGAACATACGACGTTCTCTCCTGCTAATAGTACTAAACGGTTACGGAAGAAGATTACTTTATTTATCTTACTTCCAACGAAAGAAGGTATAGGATTAGTAACATCATCACCTATCTCCCGATCAGAATATACATACTGTTTTACAAGGAAATCCCCATCAGCTTGTCTTTGTAGGATATGGGGCATTGTAGAAGCAGTTAAGCTCTTAACAATACCAGGTTTTGCACACTCTGTCCATTGACCTACGCCACTTTTACCGTTCTCACCATTGAATTGGACATAGTAATCATCTTCATCAGCTTGTCTAGTGTTAGCTATCTTAACTATAGCACCATGCTTACATTGTATAGGCAGTCTAGTTACATCATTGATCTCAGTTTGCATAACACGCATGAGATCTTGATCTACTACCTCTACATTAAAGTCGTCAGCATCAGCAGCTGTATATAAATACAAACCATTACCAATAACTTCGTAGTTCAAAGCATTACCATTTACAGTAACGCCACTCAATTGACCAGTAATACCACCTAATATGGTATCAACTGTTACAGCTGTATCAGCATCGAATGGTGTAGGGGCTGGTCTAACCATTTTAACATTAGCTTTTACTGGTACAGTTTCAGCTTCTTGTACGCGAACAGTATAAGTATAACTAGTTTGTGCTGAATCAAGAGTAACAGTAGTTGTGTCACCAACTGCCCAACCTTCTCCACCATGTAGTAATACTACTTCACGGTTATAAGAGCAAGCATAGTCAGATGTAGCAGAGTCATTGTCTGTGCTACCAGTATGTTTACCTTGTTGCCCTAGTGCAGTGATACGGAATGATAGGTTTGTTTTAGATCCTGTATCAGTTTCAGCACCACTAAATACTTGGGTACCTATACCTGGACAATGTCCTGTACCAGATCCTTCTGCTAAAGTATCAGAACTTATTTTTACACGGGTAGCTCTAGTTAGATTAGTGGTAGTATCACTATCATATATGTTTAATGAATACTGCCTACCATTCTCTGTACGTGTTAGATCTATATAGGCAAAGTTCTTATGTGGTCTACCACCTGTAGTACCTGTAGTAGCTACAGTTGTATCTCTATTATTTAAAAATGTAGTATCATTAATAGTTAATGCCTGTAAATCTTCGGTATTACTTGCTGAGAGGTATGTGGTAATAGCTGTATGATCAGAATTACTTCCATTATAGGCTGCATTATCTGTATGGTACCAGACATTCTTCTCAGTACCATCATTACAACTCCACATCCTTACCCTACCATCAGCTGCAACTTGTCCTATATAAGACCCTTCTGTTTCATCACGGTAGTAATGGAACCAGGAACCACCACTCTGTACATTAGTAAGAGGTGCAGTTCCTAAACGTTTAGATCCAGGTCTTTTATATAATCCATGTACAACATCTGGTATAGCATTCTGTACTCCTTTAACTTGACCTGGTACTTTTAACTGATCAGGTTGCTCAGATATACCACCAACATAGTTAGGTATAGTTTGTGTTATTCCTGCCATTATCTACCTAGTGTCCTCCATGGTTGGTAAGAATTATAGGTACTATCTTCTGGTAGACCAAACATACTATGGTTACCTTGATTACATTCATACTCCATACATGCAGCTCTGGATAACTGTTCTTGTTGTGCTAGTAGTTGTACTAATTGTGGGTTAGCTACTAACTGTGTCGCTGCCATGCGACTTGTCCGATAAGTAATGTATCGTTGGAAGACTGATGGTAAGTCCTCAAAACTAAATAGTCTAACAACATCAAGATCAATACCATCTGCTGATAGCTCACTCCAGTCATCAGTGTGATCATACTTGTCGTATAAATACCCATTTCTTTTTACAACATCATAGTTTCGTTTAGTCCAGCCATCAGTAACATCCATTTTAAGTATGTCATTACCTATCTGTATTTTATTTGTAGTGGAATCAGGGGTGTATTTAATATGCCTCTCTGTATTGAAGTGCCATCCTTCATTCTGTACATCTACATTAGCATCTCTCAGTAAGTTGTAGATGAAAGAGATCTCAGGATTGTCAAAGACCAAAGAGGTTACGGGTGATTGTCCGATAGCTCCCAGGACTGCATTTACAGCGGAGAGTTCGGTCTCGGTATCAGTTGTCGTGGAAGCCATAAAGTTATATAAAGAAAAAAAGGGAGCCCGAAGACTCCCCTATGTACGTTACCCGAATGCAGCAGGCTTTGTGGTTGTTCCAGCGAACAATTCCACAGCAGCAGCTGGATTAAGATAGTCGGCTCCCATAGCCAAGCGTCCAAGTATGACATCTCCCTGATAAATCACGGATACATCACCTGAAGTTACTTGTACTTGAGGTCCAATTGCTTCAACAACACCAGCGGCTTCCTTCTGGAAGATAAGTCCGCAAGAGTTGGCGAATTTAGTAGCTTGACCATAGTCATTAACGGTCACGTTGTGCTCGTCTGCCATTGTAACATCAACGAATGATCCAGTGTTACCTGGGTTCACTGTGTCGAGGTCAGTTGCAGCAGATGGGTTGGAAGCTGGTGCATACTTAGTACCATACTTAGTGAAGAATGGTATGTTCATTGACTTGTAGATCTTGATTCCGGCGATCTCGTAAACACCCTTACCTGATTGTAGGGCATCTCCTTGCTCGTCACGGTTAACAAGATAAGCGCCAAGTCCAGCACCATCTAGTCCCTTAATAAGAGCATAGTATTGGCGTGGCGATAGTACACCTACACGACCTTCAGAACTTACTCCTTTCTCATCAAGAGCTGCAGCTGCATCATAGAATGCAGTTACAATCTTATCAGGATCAAGAGCATCGTCAGCATTAGAACCAGCTCCAACTTGGATCTGTGTTCCACCTGGCTCAACGAAGTTAGTCTTCGTTACAGGTGATGCTTTACGTGCAGCTTTTGAAATTGCACGGAAGATCTTACGGTCATAGTTTTCGGCTAGAGCATAACCGATCTTGTTTGAAATCTCACCACGTAAGTCATAGTGTGCAAGAACTTCATCTAATTCATATACGAATGCACTGGAGATCAATAGATCGTCTACAGTGATCGTCTTCTCAGCTACTGGAGGAGCATTGTCCGAGTTACCAAGAATGGATTGACCAGGAGTATGATACTCACTGTTAGTCCTACCTGTGTAGATGAACTGCAATGACTTGCCGTTCTTTAGGGTTCTCTTAGTTACTAGATCCCTTGCAATTGTATTGCGTTGGAATCCTTTGAACATCTCTCCAGAAAATAGCTTGAGGTATAGCGCTCTACGCTCAGTGGTTGTAAAGGTTCCACCTGCGCGGGTCGCATTATCAGCACCTGGTGCGGTCAGTGAAGACAGCAGGGCACTATTCTGATGAGCCATTTATATGGGATAAATAAAATGTATTGTTAACTGTCTTACGCGTAATTGTTTGATCAATTGTTGTGGTCTCTCCCACCGTCTAGACGGCTAAAGGTATCCACTATTATATCCTTAGATATACATCATGGGCTAAAGCCAAGAGCGGGTAATCGGATTCGAACCGATGAACCTAGCTTGGAAGGCTAGAGTTTTACCACTAAACTATACCCGCTACCCCTTTAGCCTGTTAAGGCTTCCTCTAGGGATTGAGGTTCTTTGTCGTCTGTACCAGGAGGTTGATAGTCACTGGGCATAGTATCCACAGGTTCTTTAAGCCTCTCTGGTTCAGGTGAGAACGATGTGACTGAAGCCATCATCGTTGAGTTTTGGTGTGACATTAGAAATTATATTTGGCACCTATTTTAGTGCCGTATGCGTTATCCGTATCTTCATCAGTAATGAATGATACTTCACCATACAAATCTAGCTTCTCAGATGCAGCAATGGTTACCCCACCCTTGCCTGAGAAATCAGTTGAACCATCTACAGCGTCGCCATTGACAAGTGCAGGTCCACCTTGAACATAGTATCCAAGATCTCCTACATCCCCTTCATAGCCTACATGTAGATCAGTAGTACGGGAAGTATAATCATTGCCTGTATAAGATGCGTTAGACTCAACGTTTACATAAACGCCAGCCATTGCAGGTGCAGAAGCGAGAGATGCCGCCAGGGCAAGTGCAATTTGTTTCATGTTAAGTTTTACTTGGTAGTTTTTGTGTACTCAACACCACGATACTTAAGTTTTACAGTCATTGTAATACTCCAGTACCACAGCCCCGTTCCATGCTGTGATTTCATGCGTTCCCCGAAGGGAGTGAACGGACGTGGTGTGAGGTGGCTTCTACTGAATCGACATTCGAGCCGCCGTTATATTATGCCTGGGCATATGGTTTATCAGATTTCTCAGTTAAAGGTTTCGTCTTCTTATTCTTTTTAGTTATCTTAGTAGGTTTATATGGTCTACCAGGTGCTCCTCCTTCTGTTGAACCACCTTGCTTTTGTTTTTCTTCTACCTCTTTAGGTGTTAAAGGTCTATCAGACCAAGGTTCGGCAGCTACATTGACTTCATTGGTCGCTGACCTATTTAAAATAGATCTTCCGTTATTGTATGTACTCATTTCAGTTTCTGCCTCGCATTATACTGTTGCACAACATTTGGATGTACAAGTTTACCAGTCCTAGGATGACGAACTAGTCTAATTCCCTGCATATCTCTGATGTCTTCGACACCAGCCTTTTCTGCAGCTTCTTCTAATTTTGATTTCTGT